CTCAAGTCGCAAGGTGGCAAGCCCGATGAGCAATTGAATGCCATCCGTGAGCAGCATCAACGAGCAATTGCCGCAGAGAAGGCCAAAGCGCAGGCAGAACGTGACGCATTGCAAGCGCAATTGCAAGAGCGTGATTCGTATATTGACGGCCAAGCCCGCCGCGATGCTTTGAATGCCGCTTTGGATGCGACTGGTTTTGATCCGATTCACAAACCAATGCTGACAAAGTTTCTCGCAGATCAAATTAAAGTACGCCGCGCTGATGATGGTTCGCGAGTTGCATATGCAGAAACCGACTTGGGTGATTTGTCGCCCGTTGAGTTTGTAAAGGAGTTTGCGGGTAAAGATGGCAAGGCATATTTGGCTAAAGCCAGTGGCCCGTCTGCTCCAGGCAACAACGGAACTATTACACGAGGACTCGCTTCTGGTAATATCGGCGGAACAAAGGCGGAGCGGGTTGGCGCTATTGCAGCGAAACATCCAGACCTTCCGCTGAAGTAATAATGATCGGGGAGTAATCCCCGGTTATTGCAACCTGCGTGATACGTGGGGGGCATAGGGCGATGCCCGGTTAGTTTTACATTCATCAATTTGACAAAGGAAAATCGCCATGTCTCTCTCACAAATGGAAGTATTCAATGCTTACTACATGCCTGCGGCTATTGAAACGCTGGCTCAGGAAGTGCGCAAATTCAACGAAGCGTCTAACGGCGCTTTCCGCATGAGTACCGAAGGTTTTGACGGTAGCTTTTTGCAAACCTCTTTCTTTAAGAACATTGCTGCTGCAAAACGCCGCGTTGACCGCTTCGCGCCTCAAGCCACTGTGACCCCTATCGACCTGACGCAAGACAAGCACGTAAGCGTAAAGGTCGCTGGTGGTATTGGCCCGGTTCGCTTTGAGCCTAGCCAATTCACTTGGTTGCAAAAGCCTACCGTTGAAGGCGTGGAGGTGATCTCTCGCCAGATTGCGGAAATGCTGCTGGAAGATCAATTGAACACTGCTATCGCGGCTTTGGTGGCGGCTATCGGCAACCAGGGCGCTTTGGCGACTGTTGATGTTTCGGCAACCGGCGCACTGACTCAGGCCACACTGAACAACAGTCACGCGCTGTTCGGTGACAACTCTGGCCGCATGGTTGCGCAAATCATGAGTGGCCCTTCCTACCACGAGTTTATCGGTCAAAACATCAACAACCAAAATCAGTTGTTCGTAGCAGGCAACGTCCGTGTGATCGATATTTTGGGCAAAATCTCGGTGGTGACTGACTCTCCAGCGTTGTTCTCTGCGGCAGCTGGTGGCGACCCTGCAAAGCGTCGCGTGCTGTCCTTGGTTGAAGGTGCGGCGACTGTGATGGACTCCAACGATGTCATTACCAACATCGAGACCAAGAACGGCCAGACCCGCATCGAGACCACTTTGCAAATGGATTACACCTACGGCTTGGGCTTGAAGGGTTACGCTTGGGACGCAGCCAACGGTGGCGAGTCACCTATGGATGTGGAGTTGGAGACTGGCACCAACTGGCGCAAGGTCGAATCCAGCATCAAGCACACCGCAGGCGTTATGGCTGTTGGTGCAGCCGCTTAAACATCGGTAAGCAATACAATAAGGGGGCCTCGTGCCCCTTTATTTTTATCAGGAGAAAGAAGATGCAACAAAAGAAGATTCACTACGAACCACACCCGGTAAGCGTTGAACGCAAGCGTGAATTGATGGCCCAAGGCTTTAAGATTGTGGATGCGAAGTTTGCGCCGCCAGAGTGGAAAGCCGCGCAGGTTGAAGAGCCTCCTAAGCGTGGTCGCAAGCCGAAGGAAGAAACCCCAGCACTAGAGCCAGAGGTGAACGCAGAATGAACCACTACGGCACATTAGCTGGTGCGCTGGAGTACAACGCTATTGCGGCTAATGGTGCCGCGTGGAGTGCTGATGGTGTCACTGATGAACAACGCACGGCTGCATTGATTCGGGCTTCTCGCTCTCTTGATGGGCAGTATGGCAGCCGCTACCCCGGCCAGCCAACGCAAGGGCGCTCTCAGTCTCTGGGCTGGCCCCGTGATGGCGCTATCGATCACTGCGCGCAAGAGGCTATCCCATCCGACACGGTTCCTGTGGAGATTGAGCAGGCTACTTATGCTTTGGCTTTGGTGGAGCTGCAAACCCCAGGAGCCTCTAGCCCGACATTCACAGCCGGTCGCGTGATGAAGCGCGAAGAGGTGAAGGGCATTAGCCGCGAGCGCTTCGGGCCGAATGATGGGGTTAGTCTCAATCTTGCGAACATGAGAACCCAGCGCGCGGAGGTTGAGGATGCATTGCGGTGCATCTTGACGCCAGTTTCCCTAATGGCTTGTATTTTGAGGGTGTAACCATGAAGAAGATTCAAATCGGCCTAGAGCCTGTGGCATTGACAGAAGCAGCGCCCGTCGCGGTGATGATCTCTATTGAGGGCGGAGGGTGCAGGCTCTATACCAACGGGGTTCCAAGCGACTTGTACGCGGGGCATCTTGTTGGAAGTGGATACCAAATCATCGTACCCGCTGGTGTGAACATCTATGCAGCGCGATTTGATGGCGAAGCTGCTGCGGCCATTGTTGGGCCAATGGGGGTTTGACAATGAAGAAGCTCATGCCAAACGGCGCGAATTCGTCGATTGAGAAATGGAGGTATGGGCCGCTTGGCATGGGCTTCTCTGGTGGAAGCTCCAGCCATACCCCGAGCGTCCCCGGCCCGCTTGATTTCGTAGAAGCGGGGAGAAATGTTTTTACAAACTTCAGCCGCGAGTTCGATCTTGCATCATCTGAAGCGGTGTTTTACTTTGCATGCCACTATACGGGCGACCCCGTGATTAGCATTGCTCACGGTGGCGAGCCGTTGACCATTGTTAAGCAAGAGAGGCACGAAGGTAGCGGCATGCTGTCTCTGATTGCCTTGGGTCACGGGCTGACCAAGGAAGCTGCGAATCTAACCATTACAGCGACTGGCGGAACCCTGGACGGTGGAGCTGGCCGCATCAATGAAATGGAGTTCATCGCCGATGAAATGACGGGATGGACGTATGCGGCAAACGGTCAAAAGGAAAGCCCTTTACCGATCACTCTTGAGGGAATGAAAGGCGGCGGTCTTGTAAAAGGCGTGTTTGTTTGCTCACTGGTTGATACAAACAACTCAGTGAGAGTGCGCGGGGCTGAATCCAAGTTCAAGGGTTACACGATCTCGGGAGACCCTATTGCATACAACATCAATCCAAATAGCGGCAACTGGGTTTTGGGCGATGGGTGGTCTGTGGTTGGCAATGATCTAGTCCACACGGGGCGCGATGAATCAATCTCTTATCTGGAGCTTCCTGCCCCCGTCACAGGCCATCAAGGGCGGCGCGCATTCATAGACTGCACAAGAGGCACCAGGGCGTGGATTGGCAATACAAACGCCACAAATAACGGTGTAGGCATTGCTGCGGGGCGTGCTGGGTACGTTTGCGGAGGTGCTATTGGAGACTTGCACACCTTCGCAGTTTGCGCGGCTGGTGACGTGATTTTCCGCGACTTCATGTGGGTCAGTGATTACAAGTCGGTGACATGGGATTTCTTCTCCGCGCCAGCAGAGAATGGCGAGGTGCTTGACCCGTATTTGTTCTACAAGCCCGCATGGGCAATTGCAGCGGCTGAAATCTTCGGGCGCGACTATCCACCGGAGGCTGCTAATGGATGACTTTTATAGCGACATGGCTGAGTTTGTGCGGGAGATCACACTCCCCACAAGCCAAGATGGTTTGGGACAAGGGAAATTAGAGCTTGTGCGAGAGACGCCTGGCGTTCCTGATCCAAACAAGCCATTCTTGCCAGTTCCTCCAAAGCTGGAGACACACCCCATGCAAGGCGCAGTTTTTGGTGTGTCAAGCTACATCATCGGCACGGAGGTGGGGGGAACAATCATTGTCGGCAGTGACCTAGAGGCTACATGCGCAGTGCCAGAGGTTATGCCTAGGTTTGGCGATACTCTACGCATTGACGGGCGACCCGTGAAGGTGCTTAGGTGTGAGCCTATACCGGCTGCGGGGACGCCATCCGCAGTCAGCCTAATACTTCGAGGTTAGCCCCCCAAGCCCTCCCCGCGAGGGCTTTTCTACGCCTGTTTGCTACAATCCGCGCATGAACCACTAACAAGGCAGCGGCATGGATAATATCGGTATCAAAGTGGACGTCTCTGGGATTCTTGAGGCGGTAGAGGCGCTTGAGAAGTTGGCAGAGGCGGCAGAACGCGCACAAAAGGCGCTTGACGGTATTTGTGGCCGTGTGGGTTGCGTGTTTAGTCAGCAGCAGTAATGGCAACAGCACCCAACCGCGCCCAAGCGCGACTCTTTGCCCAGCTTATCGCGGAGCTGGAGCCAAGCATTCACCGTGCTTTTATGGCAAGCGTCACCGACCTTACGGCGGGCGTGAACTGGCCTTTACTGCTCCAGATGCTGGAGGCGCAGAATATTGATGGCGCAATTGCCGCGCTGAATATCTCCGAGGCCGTGTGGAATGAATATTCATCGGCCATGTCAAGCGCTTATGCCGCGTCGGGTAGTGCAGCAGCCGCGCAGATTGAGGCTTTTGGATACGGGGCTATCGGCACGCGGTTCAACATGCAGAACCCACGAGCGCAGGAATGGATTCGCAACAACATCGCGCTACGGGTGACTGAGTTCACAGCCGAGCAGGTGCGTGTTACTCGCCAGGTGATCGAAACTGGGTATGCGCTGGGGCAGGGGCCAAGGAATATAGCTGTTGACCTAGCAGGTCGCGTTCAGGCAGGCAGGCGCGTAGGTGGTGTGCTGGGCTTAGATGGCCCGCGTGCAGAGCGCTTGCACAACGTGGCAATGGGCATGCGTACACCTGAAGGCGTGCGGCATCTGGTCATCAAACACGAGGATGGCAAGCTAGGCATGCGCTACAAGGTCAATAAAGCCACGGAAATGCGGATTGTCCGGGCATATAACGCTGGTGAAGCTGTGCCGGCTGCTGACCAGTTGATAAGTGTCAACCAGTACCGCAATGGCTTGCTGAAGGCGCGCGCGGATACGATTGCCGCAACGGAGGTTGCGTCGGCGGTTGAGGCGTCAAAGATCGAGACGTGGGAGCAGTTGCTTGAAAAGCAGGGTTTGGATGACAGTGCGGTAGAAAAGACTTGGCAGCATAGGCGCGGCCCTGGTGGCGATTCTCGGATCACTCATATAGAAATGAATGGCAAATCTGTGATTGGTCTCAAAACGCCTTTCATCCTTAGCGATGGATCGGTAATGCAGCACGCTCACGACCCAAGCGGCGGTGCGCGAAACAATGTATTTTGCGGATGTGACACCATCTATAGACTTCGCTTACCAAGGGGTTAAACATGGGTGCAAAAGAATGGGCCGAGCGCACCAAGCGCAACATCGAGGCAATCCACAAGCGAAGCATTGAACTGCTGGCTGATGAGATGGCGCGAACAAAAGGGCAGGGCGGGCGCGTGCCGTTCGATACTGGCAACCTTTCCCGATCTTTGCTTGCCTCAACTCAGGCTATGCCAAAGACAAGCGAGGCGCTTTCAACGGGTTCAAACGTGGGCGCGGTGGTAGCTACTATGCGCGTAGATCAGCCTGTATGGCTTGGTTATCAGGCCGTGTACGCGAGAAGAACCAACTTTGGCTTTGTAGGTGCTGATTCCCGTGGCCGCGTATTCAATCAACCCGGTAATCACTTTGTAGAAGGCGCTATAGCACAATGGCCGCAAATAGTCCAAAATGCAGTGCGTGAAATTCAGGGAACATAATGACGCCATCAATTGAGACTTCTATTTGGCTTGCTTTGAAGGCGCATCTGCGAACTATTCAAAGCGAGTTTAAGTTCGCGTGGCCGGGTGAAGGTTTCACTATCCCGCACGACGAAACTGGCCTGCTTCCATATTGGCGCGTTGGTTATTTGTCGGTCGCGCCCGTCGCAATGGAAATCGCCTACGGCAAACTCCATCTGCGCACGGGAACTTTAATAGTCACGCTTGTTCATCCTATGGGCGGCGACGTTGCGGTATTTAATGAGTACGCCGGACAGATGGCGCAACACTTCACAGATGGCCTTAAAATGCGCTATGGCGGCGCGGTATGCGTCGAGATTCCAAACTACCCGCATGTAATGGACGGCTACGAGGATTCTGGATATTGGACTGTGCCAGTATCTATCCCTTGGCGCTGTTTTGCGTAGGAGATACAGCAATGGCTTGCAAGCATTGTGAAGCAGCGCGTAATGCGCTATTAAATGCGAAAATCAAGGAAGCAATGGGCCACACAATCAAGGCGGTAGTCGCTAAGGTTGAATCCATTGCACCAAAGAAATCCCGGCGCGTCAGCCGGAAAACCCCGCCCGAATCGGGCATTGAAAACGCGCAGGAGTAATTATGTCTAATGGATTGTACGCAGTAGCTGGCTCAAAGCTGTATATCGGTGGCCAGGTCGCAAGCAAGGGAACCGTAACAGCGGCTGACTTTGCTGGTCAAGATTGGGTGGAAATTGGTGGCTGGGCTTCGGCTGGTGCTATCGGTGACACTCAGGAAATCATTGAGCAAACCCTCATCAACGAAGATCGCGTTCGCAAGATTAAGGGCGTCAAGAACGGCGGCACTTTCGAGAACACCTTTGTCCCCTTGGCGCTGGATGCTGGGCAAAAGAAGTTCCGCGAGGCGATTGAAAGCTGCTTGCCTTCGGCGTTCAAAATTGAATGGGGCGGTAGTTGCGCGCCTGAATCCACGGTGACCTTCTCTGGCGAGATGGTTACTTGGGCTGGTCATGGATTGGGCGCTGGGCAGCCTGTAATCTTCACAGCCAATGGCGGCACGCTGCCCGCTGAGATTGAAGCCGATAAGGTGTACTATGTGATTGCTGATGGCATGTCTGCCGGCGCTTTCTCGGTGGCAGAAACAGAAGGCGGCGAAGCTATCACATTCACTGGAGGCGCTGGCGATGTGGTGGCATCTGCTCCACCTGCAGGCATGACCGATATGTTTTTCGGTTTGGCAATGTCCGGCGCACGCTCTGGTGGTGAGGCCAACGCTGTAAACCTGCGCACATGGTCGATTGCCGTTGACAGCAATATCATTGAAATCTAACCAAATCCCCCAGCAATGAGGGCTAGGGGTCGAGTGGTGTTGGTTCTACCTCTCGGCCCCGTCTTTTGAACCGCTGAACCGAGGTTGAGAAAAATGGAAATCAGTAACGTAATTTTGTCGGATGATGCGCTGAAAGTGGTGCAAGACGGCGCTTGGGTTGGTGGTCTGCATGGT